CCAGTCAGTTTTGTAGAAATCATAAGATCCTCTACGGAAACCACTAAATCCAAGATTTAATGCCATTTCCTCAGAGTTTTCAAATAAACCAAAAGCAGTACCACCGGCAGTTCCACCAGAGATTGCAGCTAGCATATCATCAAAATCAAGAGCTGTTTGTCTTTGCAAGAAAAGCATGTTTTCTTCAATAGCGCCTTGAGTATCTAAGTTTTTCAAAATAGCATCAAACTCATCTAGTCCAGCAGCAGCAGTAAATCCTACTTCTACATTTCCACGAGATTGAATAGCAGCAAATAAACCTTCAGATCCTGGTAAAGTAGTATTTATGTTTACACCAGCAGTTTGTTGGTTATACTCAGCTTCAACCATTGACATTTCTAAGTAATCTTCAAAACGTAATCTTGTTTCAGACTCAGCTTTTAAGTACCATAAATATCCAGATGCTCCGTCTTCAGTTGCAACTTCAACCCACCCAATTTGTGCCATGTCAGATCCAGATACCACGTATTGGCTTCTTAATATGATTGGTGAGTTAGAGAATTGAGTTAATTGAGGTTCAACTGATGTTCGTACAGCAGAATTACCAGTACCAGCAGCGGTAGTAGTAGTTCCTTTTGTATAAGCAGAACCATATACAAACATTTTAATGCCTGGATTAGCCCCTACAGCTAAAGCACCAGCAACTCCAGAAAAAGCAGCAGCACCTTCAAGTCCAGTACCACTAAAAGGAGCAACTGTGAAAGTTTGCCCAGCGTTAATAATTGTTACAATAGCTTTCACTTCTTGTCCATTGGTTGGATTTAAAAATACAATAGTGTCATTTACTGATACTACTTTTACTACATTATTAGCTAAAGTAATAAGATTTGTTTGATTAGGAGCAGCGCCACCATTAGCACCGATACCAAAACCAGTATAGCTAATATGTAGTCTGTTTTGCTCAGACCAAATTACTTGATCAGATGTCATTGGCATTTCAGCGCCAACCATACGTAAAAAGCCAGATAACGTTCTGTTTCCATAACGCTCTACTTCTTGTTCGTAAATTTCAGGTAAATACTGTTGTGCGAAGTTTCCTTCTCCACCACTGTTAAATACCAAGTAGTTACTGTCCAGCAGTTGTTTTTTCTGCGATGGAACTAAACTACCAAATTGAGGAGTTAAACTCATAATTTTAAGTTTTTATTAGTTAAATTTTCTTGTTTTTACTTTTAATTTTGTAGAATCAGCGCCTGAAATTGCTTTAACTCTTAATCCATTTATAAACACTTCACCTTGAGAAGTCCTAGCTTTAGTGTCACTCAAGTTTTTTGATTTGTTTACAACGTCTTTTACAGCGTCTGCTTTTCCTTGCTCATAAAAATGAGAGGCAATCTTATCTACATTTTCAGCAGCATACATAGCTTTGTGATAACCATTAACGTCTTGAACATTACCATTTTCGTCTAGGAACTTCCCAACGAGGTTTTTTATATTAGACTGGTTTTCTGCAACTCTATCTTTGTTTTGAATATTGTACTTATATTTTTTTTCACCGACACTGATATCAAAACCTTTGAAATCATCGCTAAAAAACTTTTTTGTATTATTTTTAAACATTTGATGTTGTTGCTCAACTTGTTTTTGCTCCTTATTATATCTATTGAAAAAATCCATAGCTTTTTGTTGTTCCTGAGTAACGCCCGGTCTCAACTTGATCTCGTCGTAATATTTACTCTTAGTCTCTTCTAAAAAGTTTTTGGCTTTCGCAACTTCTTCTTTAAATGCAAGTTTCTTTTTTCTTGCATCTCTTTCCTCATCTATATCTTCATCAATAACAAAATCTTCTAATAGAAGATCTATATCGTCAGATTCTAGATAAGGTTTATTTTTTTTGTAATACTCTTTTAATAAAGTAACATCGTCAATGCTAGAGTAATCAGCGTTTAAACGAGTATAATCTTCTATTGTCCCACCAGTTTCTTCCATAAATGAAACTAACTTTTCAATATTTTCAGGCAACTGTTTACCTAATACTTTTTCATCTCTTATAGCTTCTTTAACTTCTGCTTCAACTTTTTTAACTTCAGCTTCTGTTATTTCTTGGATCGGAGAAAACCCTTCAGTAGTCTCGTTGGACTCTTGTATAGGTTCTCCCATCTCTGTGCTATCTCCGGATGGTTCTTCCACAGATACTTCCTTTGTTTCTCCGATTTGAATGGCATCTTCTTCTTTTTTGTCTTCAGTAGGTATAACTACTTTTATTGTATCTGAAGGCACGTCTACTAAAGGTTCTTTTATGTTTACTTTAATAGGTTCTTCATTTTGTGGAACTAATTTTTTAGGGGTTTTCTTTTTAATCTTAAAGTCACCCTCCTGTTTCACGTCTTCTTGTGTTGTTGTTTGTTCTGACATAATATAATATAATTAAATAATTAAATAACGTTTACATAAAAGTGTTAACGTCTTGTTGTTGTTCAAAGTTTATTGGTAAGCCATCGTTTTTTCTTTGACTTATCATTTCACTTTGTTGCGTACCTTCCATTTTTATACGCTGATTTTTTGATTGTTCTTTTTGCTGATCTTTTTGAGCATTGGCTTGAGATTGCACCTGCGCTAACTGCATATCATATTGATGTTGCAATTGCATTTTTTGCTTATCGAGTTGAGCTTGAACTTCCATTTTCTTAATCTCCATTTCAGTTCTAGCTTTTTCGTATTGAACTTTTGTACCAGAAATAGCCTCTTGTTTTTGAACTTCTGCCATAGCTGTTTTTTCAGCCGTTTCAGATTGAGCTTCAGCCTGAGCTTGGATATTAGCTTGTTGGTTTTGTTGATCTAAAATCATTTTATGCTTACGTTTTATTTTAAGCATTTGATTAGCTAATTTTAAGTTTTTTATTTGGCGAACATCAATAGCATCGTCTAAGTCAATACCTCCGCCCTGTAATGCTACTTGTATATTTTGTTCTAATTTAGCCTGTTCTTCTTCATCTGGTTCTAATTCTAAGAATATACCAAAGTCAAATAGGTTTAACTCTTCTATTTCTTTTAATGTTTTAACATTAAATACAGATATTGAGTTTCTTAAAGACTCAGCTGTTAAAGGAAAATTTAAAGCATCAGCTATTTTAAGAGATATATTTTCAGCAGTTTTTAATGTTATATATAGACTAGACTGATTAATATGTTTAGTTGCAGTATTAGATGCGCTAGCCGCTAATTTCTGTAATCCTACTAAAGTATTACGATCTGGCAAACTACCATCTCTAGCCTCATTAAGCCCTGTTACATCTCGTATCATTTGCAAATAGTATTGATACGTTTGTATTAAGCTTTGTATTTTAGCCCCACCATTGCTTGTTTGCAGTTCTTGAATTGGAACTTTACCTCTATTTAGCTCACCGTCTTGTGTTAATGATCTACCTACAATAGAACCTGTTTGAAAATACATATTCAACGCTTCAGCGGGATTATAGTTTGTACCGTTGCCTAGGTCAACTTCAGCAAGTCCATCCATATCTAAGTAAACGCCATCTGGTACCATGCGAGATAATACTTGTTGTAATTTTAAATGTGTAAGCTGAATCATATCAGCAAAACCAATACATTTGCTAACTAAAGAATCAATACGACCCTTGTACATCCGTGGCGCGCAAATAGAATAATTCATTTCAACTTTAGTAGTATCAGCATAAGGCCTAGACATGTTTTCAGCAAGCTCCCACTTTAACATTGTGTCAGTTCCTACTACTTTAGCCCCTGTATAAAGAACCTCAATAGATCTAGAAACTCTTTCAAACATATCACTTTCTGGTGGATTAAACGTATCAGGCTTTTCAATAGCCTTCATTAATCCTTGATCTGTTTGTTTTATTTTAAATACTTGATCTTCGTATGTTTTATAATCAAAATATAAAACCTGAACAGTGTTTTCATCATATCCGCCCCAACCAGTTATGTACTGTCTATTGCCTGGCATTTTTTGGATACGTTCTAATTCTTCATTAGAAATATCTGGAAACTCTTTTTTAAGCTCTGGTATTGTTATAGATTTTATTTCACCTACGTAATATATATCATCAAAGTTAGGATCTTCTGTATATGAATAAACCATATAAGCTGGATCTACATAATCTACCTTAATACCATTAGACGTATTAAAACTAGTTTTAGCCGCAGCAATACCACAAACAGTTAAGTCCATGTTTAATCTTCTTCTAATTAAATCATATTTATTCTGAGCAAAAACAGTTGATATAGCTTCTTCTTCTGCTATTTCAATAGATTGCTTATAACCCAACTGCATGTGAAGCTCAAGTTCTTCTTTTGTTTCTGGAATAACTAATGATGGATCTTTTTGATATAAATCAATACCTAATACTTGCTTAAGATTATTTATATAATCTTTTGCCATCATACTCTCTTGTATTTTAGCCGCGTATTCAGTTCTTTTTTTAGTAGAACTAGGATCTTGTGCGTAAGCTTTTATATCATAAGCTTTTTGAGATATACCGTTAACTACAATGTCTACAAATTTAGATAAAATCGGAACTGGCTTCCAGTCTAAATTTAAATAAGACAAATCACCATTAATAGATAATTCATCTTTATATTTTTGAACTGGCTGCTCGCCTCTTGCGTAGAGTCTAAGCGTATTAAAATTATTCCAATTTGTTAAATATCGATTTCCGTTAGTTCTTCCAGATTTAAACCATTCGTACTCAATAGCCATAGCAACTTGACTACCATACTCCATACTTGCTTTCTCTGCATTGCTTACAACTTGACTTGGAAACGCGCTATTTGAATTAGTGTATATATTCATTTAACTTATTATTTTGGATGTAGCTCCTCTATTGTCATATCTTTTTATACCTAGGTCTACAGGTTTTAAATCTATTTTATTCACTGGTGAATACCTATGCTTGTTACAAGCCATAAGAGCCAATCCAGAACTAATAGAGGCATCGTGTTTTGTTCTATTGTTTATATTAAATTTTGCCCAGTCTTCTAAAGTTCTTTGAAAATATAGATCTCCATAACCAGATTCTTTTAATCCTACAAAATTTTCAATATATGTTTCTATAGCTGATGCGTGAGCTTGTTTTATATCCTCACTTGAGTTTGGAATTCCACCTATTTCTCTTTCGGTTATAGATAATTTGCTGTATTTCTTATCAGGTCTATTCATTGCAAAGCCTCTATATCCTCTTTTTTTAAAGTAATATAAAAGTCTAGGTTTATTATTTTCTACAAGTATTGGCATGCCATAAAAAACACAAGCCATTAATACGTCTTCAAAAAATATTTCAGCTGTTTGAGGTCTAGCTATATATTCTAAGAAAAAATGATTAGCAGGAGAGTTTTCCATGCTAAATTTTGTTAGGCCGTGCAAAGATCCTTTTGAACCTCTTTTGTCTACTGTACCTGATATATCATATGGATCACAGCCAAAAGCACCAACGTGTTCATTTGAAGGATAATTAGTTCCATATTTAGAGTATCTTTTATTTTGCATCTCTGCGTCTGGAACCCAAGATATTAAAAACCTTCCGTCATTGTTAGGCACAAATATAACATTAGTATCTTGTTCAGCATTTTGCCATTGAAAAGATCCTTTAGTTACACTTAAAGAATTTTTTAAATCTTCATTATAATCTATTTGTTCATAAATTTTAGTTAGATTAAATAAAGATTCTTTAGATTCATCTCTAAAAGCGTGCTTAGTAGTTCTTGGAAATTGTCTGTAAAATTCATTTAAAGCGTCTTGATCTTGCTTAAGACCTTCAACTTCATTATCCCAATACTCTATTACACCTAAATCTATTGTTTCACCCTGGGGTCCTTGCCTTGGTTTTTTTGGCGTGTCGAAGACAGGTAGTCCATAAGAATCAATGTATCCTTCGTAATTCCACTCCATAGGTATAAACAAGCTATATAATCCAGAGCGAGTTTGTCCATTCGCGTTTCGTTGAGTGACGTCTGAGTCATTGTATAGTTTTTTAAAATTGTCACCGCCTTTGTCTAATGAATTACTAGTTGAACCCATCATGCATTTACCTATGACTCTACTACCTAATCGTAGACACGTTTTCGTAACCCTCCAGTTGTTGAGGATGTTCGTCGGACGCTCCCATTTACCGCTCTCGTCGTGGACGAGTAACCTGAGTTTCTCACCGTCGTACGAGTTGTCACCGGTGTTCTTCCAGTCGATCGTGGTGTCAAGCCCGTCGAGTTCTCTAAGCGTCTCGTTGTTCTCAAGCTTCTTACGGGTGTATTTTGTCGCGGGTACTCTGTACGCAAGTTCTGTCTTGGGGCGGTCCATACCGTCCTGAATTGGTTTGAAAAAGAAGGGGTAATTAACTGATATCGGTACAACCTTGTCCGTAAACATCTTCTTCGCGTCTGGTCCAGACTTTGATAATATTCCAAACCTAGAGTCGCTTGATATGGTTGCCATATTAACGCACTCCCCGGACGCCATAAATGAAAATCCAGATCGTCTATTTTTAAGGTAGCACATTCCATATGACCTATGATCGGCCTTACAAGCTTCCCAGAATATGTAGAATAATCTGTTTGATTCCCTAAAATCTGGTTGCCCAACATCAATTTTGGACCACTGCAAGTACATATAGTGAGTACCAGTAAGGTAAGTAGCCACATTCTTATTATAGAACCAAAAGCCTTCTTCCCTTCGGACGAACTCATTATCGATGTAATCATACCATTTTTCTTTAAAGTCTAGTGGATATTGTTCCCAATCAAATACTGACTTTATTTTTTTTAATATTTTAGGATATTCCGTGTATTCCCACCTGTTAGTTTCAAACTTATGTAGATTCTTAGCTATTGGTAAAGCTATTTTTAAGTTTTGTATTTTGTATATATCACCTATTGTACCGTCTTTACTTATAACAATAATGTCGTGCTCTTTGTTATAACCGTACTCCCATTTTTTATAACGGTTCATACGTTTTAAAACCTTAGGCTTTATGTGATCTTTTAAAATTTTATATAACGCTTGTTCGTACATTATTTCTTAGATCTTCCTTCAGCAAAACCTTTAAAAGTTCTTTCTTCTTTAACTTCTTTAGGTTTTTCGTTTAATAAGTTTTCTTCTTCTTCAATGCGATTAAGTATTTCAAAGGCATCGAATATAGCTAGCTTTTTTGTGGCCGCTGCGTTTTTAAGTCTGTCAGCTGATATGTCATCATCTGAATCAACAATAGCTTCTTTAGCTACTTTGATTAACTCCTCAACTGCTCGCTGCCCAGCTTGGATTATATTCTTCTTCGTTTCCTTGGTGTTCATACTTAATTACAATATCATTAGATTTCATACAGTAAAGTCTCTTTCCTTCAACTAAAAACTCCCATTCACCATTAGGTGTATAGCCAACTAGGTCTCCTGGGTTTATTTCTAGCGCTTCTAAGGAATTATTACTATATTTTAATATACCAATAAGCTTACGCTCTTTATCAAGCGTTAGAGAATCATTACTTTTTATAGGTGTTATAAAACATCTGTCACCAACAGTGTTCCAACCGTTTTTATTTTTATATAAATAAACCTGGTCAAGGCTGCAGAAATACAAATCATTTTCAAAATAGGATCTGCTTTTCTTTTTCTTACCTTTCATATCATAAAAGGTTCTAAATACATTTTGGTGTATAACTACTATATCACCTTTTTTAATACCGGATTTAAAAGCTAGTGGCGTTTCTACAACCTCAGCTAAACGATTTACAAACTTCCAGTTTTCAATTTTAGTATTGATAACTACATTTTTGCCAGCTATTTTAACTGTGTTTTTATATTTATCACCAAGCGGTTTGATGATAAAATCGTATAAGCTTTTCATTAGTATTCTAAATCATACTCAACAGATACAGCCATGTTAGAATTAAACTTCTTCCATGGCAATACCTCGTCATTTTTCTTTATGTGAATATTATAAGATTTATCATCTTCTTTAAATAAAATATAGGCTATTTCATGACCACCATAAACCTGTTGCCCAATAGAGTAGTGCATTGCGTCGTTTTTGTAATCTGAGCCTATACTTATTTTTCTTATAACTGAGTCCACTACTCTTCTTCTTTTATTTCTTTATACTCTCCAGTTTCAAGATCAATAGAGATTTTACCGTAAGACTCTTCTAAGTTCTTTTTTTCTTCAGCGAGCTTTTCATTTACTTCTGCTACTTTATGAAGCAGCGCGTGCTTTTGAGTTTCTAAAACACCTATTTCAGCCACTACTGAGTCTAATTTATTTTTAACTGCAACCACTTGTTCCAGTTCTTCTTTTTTAATTTTTGCCATTTGATTTGATTTAATTTAATTGTTATATTTATATAGTCACTTGTATATTAATTATTTACCAGCAATTAAATCTGTCACTGTAGTTCCTGTTGCTAAAACGTAATCTACTACTACTGGAAACCACTCACCTAGTGAAGGAGCTACAAATACTATAGCTTGTTGCAGAGTTGGTGGATTTACTGATAATCCTGTTATTTGAACTTTAGCACCACTTCCGGTTCCACCAGTTATTTCTAATATATCTCCAGGACTATAATTTTTACCTGGTTGGTTTACAGAAACAGATGTTACTACTCCATTGGCGTCAGCAGAATCTATATTGACAGTGCATCCGGTACCTGATCCACCTGTGGTTGCTAAGTTTGTAGCCACGTTCTCAGTTTGAGCTCCATCAGTTATAATAAGAGTGTCAGCACCCATACCATCATTAGCTCCTGCTGGAATTATTGAAAGTGTTTGCGATCCTGTTTGTCCGCCTATATATATAAGAGAACTATCTAAAAACGTAGATGTATCTATATCATCACTTGCATTAATACCTTTAATATCGTGAGTTATAAAATCGGGTTGATTAATAAATTGTCCCATAATTATTTATTGCTTATTGATTTATATTTTTCAAAACCACGTGATCCAAAATAAGCCACGTACACGGTTGTTAATAATTGTTTTAGTAATTCTATCCATTCTTGTTCTACAGTGAAAGATATCTCGTGATGACTGTCCACCCATATAAAAGCTATAGCCATAAAAGATAAAAATATCAAAGCCATTGGTCTAGTGTTTTTACTAAGCCAAGAGTCTGATGCCATATCGCTTTCCCAGCGTCTTGTTATTTGAATATCTGCTTCAGCTGTAGCTTTTTCAATTATTACTTGAATCTCTTTTTTAATCTGAAGCTTTTCTTCTTTAGTAGTCGTAAGTTTATCTATAGCGTCTCCAACGTCTTTTATAACGTTACCGCTAAGCCATTCCCATATTTTTTTCATTAACTACATGAACAGCTTCCGCTTCCAGCTCGTTTAAGTTTTACTCGCGGCTTAGGTTTATTAATCTTAACTTTTGTACTACTTGTTCCTTTTATTTTCTCTAATTTAGGTGTTTTTTGTGGGATGTTCTTTGGAATGTCGACATTAGCCGTAGGTTCTGCAGACATTGGCACGAGTGGCATAGATTCAGACTTAACAGACTTAAATGATCTTGTTACAACTCCTTCTTGTGATTTATTTGCCTCTGCTCTTCTTTTGTTAGCTGCATTAGTTTGTGCTTGAGTGGGTTTAAAATCTGCTGGCATTACTTTATTGTCGTATTCACCTTCGCCTTTACCTGTCGCGCTTGTAGAATAAGGAGTTGTACTAGTGTAAGTTGTAACACCGTCTTTAGTGGTTTGAGACTTAGTGGTTTTACCATAAACTCTTTTACTATTTTTTAAATTTTCTGAAGCATTACTCTGCGCTTGGCTTTTAGCTTGGGCTTGTGCTTCTTCTTCTGTTTTTTGAAATAAAGGTCCTTTTTTGTAAAAAGCACTTCCTGATTGTTTTTCTAATATAGGCATAATTATCGTTGTTGGCGTTTGCGTTTGAGTTCTTCTAATTTTCTTTTTCTTTCAGCTATAGCTTTTTGAGCTTTTTCTTTTGAAATAGTCATTCTTTGCTTTCTTTTAAGTTTTAGCTCTTGTAATTTTTGTTCTCTAGTGAGTGGTTCAGTGGTTGAATTAACTCCAGTTGTAGTATCTACTGGTACATCTTCAGCTTGTGTAAATCCGTTTTGTTTTTCACGACGTTGTTGTCTAGCTCGTTCAACGCGTTTTCTATATAAGCGTCCTCTTTCTTCGGACTCTGTTTCTGGTCTTTCTTGAAAAGATCTATCAAGCATATTTGTACCATCCCCTGTAGGCATAATAGTTACAGTTCCGGTTCTCATCATGTCATAAAACGCATCTTTATCAAGAGTGTAAGGATCGTATCCTCCAGTTGCGGTATCTTCACCACTTAAGCCAGTCACATTAATACCAGCTTTTGAACCGGTACTTATATTTAAAAGTTTATTACCTTTAAATAATTCAAACTTTGGTTTTACCGCTGCGTTATCTCCCATGAATGTACCGCTTAGTCCTTGCGCCGTCATTGTCTGCGCTTGCTCCCAAGCTTGGTCAAGTGCTTTTTGACTTATTCTGTAACTTGATCCTGTAACAGGAACCATATAAGGTTCACCACTAACTTCATCTGCATTTTGTTGAAAAGGACTTGGTATACTTCTACCTGTCTTTGGCATATCACCCTTGCCTATTCGTAATTTAAATGGCGCCATATTTTTATTTTTTATTGGTGTTTCTGTTACGTATTTTGCATTAGGAAAATTGGCATCATAACCAGGTGTCATTACTTTAGCATAACCGTTATTGTCAACGCCATGCACTTTAAAATCAACTCCTTTCATTGTTATTTTACCTCCTTGAATTATATTTTGAGAATTATTAACATCTGGGCTATTTCTTAAATATCCTTTTTTTGAAAACTTCATTACGCGTTTCTATATGCCTCGTCTTCCCAAGGTAATTTTTTATTACCTTCGTCCATCTCGGATCGTGAATATTTTTTCCCTTTCCAATAAACAAAATCATCATCATAGTCTAAATCACCACGCTTCATTTGGTCTATGTGGACCATTTCGTGGTTTACAACATCTTGAACTTTATTTAGTGGAACATCTTTATTTATAATAATAGTTCCGTTGTTGTTAGCTTTACCCATCACATCATCTTCCATATCTACTCTATAAATAGGAGTATTATCAATTCTGTAAGGAGGATTGTTTAGTTTAAAAGCCATAGTGTTTATTTATAAGGAAACATTTTATTTAATGCTCCTTTTCTAGCAGCACAACCGCAAGGGATGTTAAGTCCCTTGCTCATTGTGTCTACTACTTTTTTGATACCAGTAGCCTTAGTAAACTTCTCTATGCTGTCTCCTAAACCTTGTGATTTCATATTATGCAAATGCTACGTCAGTGTATGTTACGTATACGGCCGGAGTTGTTATATACATGATACCATCAATTGCAGTACCTGCTCCTGCTGGATCTTGAACTACTTGGGCAGTAACTAGTGGTTTTCCAACTGTTGACACTACTCCACCTGGGTTAGCAGCTAGAGCGGCGTTGAAAGCTTTTAATACGTTTACTGGAGTTTCTGTATTAACAGAATTACCTGTAAATGTAACTGTGCAAGTTCCTCCTGTATATACAATTTCTATTTCAGTATTTGGATTTGATGCATCTCTTTTGATATGAGTGATTTCATCAATTCCAATAAATACCTCTGGATTAGTTGCATCAGAAGACTCTATTTTTAAAAATTTTGCCATGATTGTTTTGTTTATGTTATGTTAATGTTTATGTTTGGCTGGGTTTTACAGATCCCTACTGTTTGTTTTTAGTAATCTTTTTTACCAGGCTTGGTCTTAGATTTATCTCCTTTATTACCACCAAGTACAACTCTATCGTATTTGTGGTTAGGAGATCCTTTCATCTGTGGTCCACCCATTCTAGAGTTGCCTGCAAACTTAGACATCCAACTAGCGTGTTCAGCTATTGGATTATCATCTATTAAATCTTTTCTTTCTTGCTTGGCGTAACCTTTGTTTTGGTTTGCCATTGGACTATAACCTTTGTTTTGGTTTTCCATTGGGCTATGACCCATTTCATTAGGTGAGTGACCCATTTCTGGTCCTTTACTCATATGTGCGTTTTTTCCGTGTCCCATTGTTTTTTGTTTTTAACTGTGATGTTTTTTGTCATATTTCATATCGCCTGCTAATTTTGAAATATGCTTCTCGTCAGCAGTCATTTTTTCGTCGCTGTGTCCGTGATGATCATCGTATAATACATCGCGCTTTAAATAATCTATATGAGCCGCGTCGTCTCGCTCAGTAGCTTTATAATTTTCATCAGTAACTTTAGTGTGTGCGTGTGCAAACTTTGAGTTACCAGTATATTTTCCGTAGTGTCCTTTTGCGTATCCCATTTTAATTATTTATATTGTATTGATCTAATCCTCTGTAAGGTGTTTGACCGGTATAATAAGGATTATTATTAAATGCTTCGTCGCTTTGTTCTTGAAGGAAATCTCCTACAAAATCATCGCTTTGGTATTTTTCTGTATCTATCTCAGAATCTGGTACTTCAACGTTTTCAGTAGATTTATCTTCTTTACCACAATCTTTGGAAGCAGCCTCATAAGCTGATTGAGTTATAGTTCCCTTGTTTCTACGTCCTAGCAATTTACTACATGTATCTTGCTTTGGTCCTAATCCAGTTAAAATATCATCTTGTAGTTTAGCAAATTGCTCTTGCCCAGTGACAAGACCACCCATAAAAGCTTGACCGTCGGCTGCGTTTTCATAAGCTCCAAATAGTGGTGATTTTTTTAAAAAAGGGGTAGAGAATTTAGAACTCATATTATTTTCTTTTACAGCCAAAGTTTTTAGCGTAATTAGCCATTTTAACTACAGAGTCGCTATACTTATCTTTGCTTTTCATTACAGCACTAGCAGCAGCGCAAGTAGATTTACCTGGCATATTCTTTTTTACCCAGGTAGTAAACTTGCCTTTGTTCTTTTCTTTTATTTCAGGAAAGTCTTGTTCTTTTAAAAATGGTGAAATCATTATTTATATACTTTAGCAGATTGCGTAATAGGTAATCCTGTGTAGTAGCTTTTAGCTTTTAGCACTTGCATGCCTGTAATACCAGAACTAGACCCAACTCCGTGCGGTCTTCCGGTTTGATCTAATGGTCCGTCCCATATAGCATTTTCTCCAACAACACCATGAGTGTTTTTAGATGCCATTGTTTTATCGTAATTTGGATCTGTTTTATGCATAATTTATTTTTTATATTTATTTAATGGTGCAGCCATACCTGGTTGAGCAGGTTGTGGCATTACGTTATTATATGAGCCAGCTTGTGGTGTACCTGCTATACTAGGTATTTGAGGTTGCATAGAGCCTAGAGCAGTAGGATTAATAGCTGTTGGTGCAAGTTGATTTTGCTGAGGCATACCTGTCATTGGATCTACACCGGCTACACCAGTGCTAATCATTGTAGCTGGACTTGCTTCAATAGCATCTTGTAAATGTTGAGGTAGGTTTTTTTGATTTCCTACAAGCGCTTTATCTAATGGTGTTTCCATTTTATCTGTTTTTATCTTTGTTTACATTGTAAATAGCTTTGGTCATAACTTTATCAGTGTATGTTTCGCCATTAATTATTTTGTTTCTTCTACCTGTGTTTATATCTTCTTCACCAAGCATTATTCTGTATATTCTACTTATTAGCTGCTTACCTTTAAAAGATACTTTATATATATGGTATTTTTGAGTGGTTCTGTTTCTATGTCTCCAGACTTTAATCCAGTCTTGCTTTAGCAACCTATTCCACCTGCGGTTATCCCAGCTGTAAGAATAAACACCCATCTCAAAGTCTTTCTTAGTGAAAAACTCCATACAATCAAGGTATATAAGAAGTTCTAGATCCGCATCGTTTAAATCATTATTGCGACAGGCCCATTTTCTTATAATGCGATAGTGTTTCAAGAGGTTTAGTTCTCTAATGTCACTAGCGTCTAATCTCATAATACAACGACTATGTCACCTGATTTTATAACGTGATAAGATTCTTTATCAACTTCTATTTTATGACCAGCGTGACGATCAAAGTATATTACATCATTTGTTTTTACACCTGCTACTTCGTCTCCTGCAGAAACTACTGTAGCTTGAACATAACGTATATCGTCTCTTTGGCTTTCAGCAAGTAAGAGACCACCAGTTGTTTTAGTAGTCCCTTCTTTTGCTTTATTTATTATTAAATTTCTACCTATTGCTTTCATCAATTCTTAAATTATTAATTACACAATCAGTAGATAATATTGTTGTTGCTACAGAAGCTGCATTTTGAAGAGCGCTCTTGGTGACTAGTAGTGGATCTATAATACCCGACTTAATCATATTTACCATTTTTCCTGTAACC